TCTCCACCTTTTTGATAACCTTTTTTAATTAATTGTTCAAACGTTGAAAACTTATCTTTATAAGATTCATTACCTTTTGCCATTTGAGGGTCTACATTATACATTTTTTTAAAACCTTTATACAAAGGACTTTTAGCTAATTTTTCCATTTCCTCTTTACTCATTACAGCTCCCGCTTCGTCATAACCTATTCTACCACCCTCAGCTCTAAATGCTAGAGCTCTTTGATCTTTTGAAGTTCCGGCATTTAAAATAGATCGTCTAGCTTCCTCTATATCTATACCTTCACCTCTTGCTAATTGTTGTGCCTCTTCTTCTTGTTCTGGTGTTAATAATCCTGCTAATGCTGACGCTGCTGTTATTAATCCAAAAGGACTTGTTAAAGCTTTACCTAAAATATTTTTTTCAAAAACAGGTGCTTGATCACCATAAGAAGTAACAAACTTACCTAGCCTTGCTTTTGCCATTATATTTTCTAATCCACCTTTGCTAAATATAGATCCTACATTTCCAAGAAATCCAGGTCTTGCAAAATTACTAAAAAAACTTTGTCCTGCTGCTAGATTACCAAGACCACCTGCACCTGTGTATAACAATGCAGCTTTACCTATTGGTGACTTTGCGATTTTCTTGACTGTTCTTGTGACTTTCTTAACAAGTTTACCTAAACCATACATCTGTCTTGCTGATTCAAAATCATACTCACCACCTATTGGTCCACCTTCAGCTCTAAATCTTAATTTTAAACCATCATCATCTTCTTCTGTAGTTGTTCCTTGTTCCATGATGCTTGGTGCTGGAGCTTGAGTTCTAGCTAATGCTGCTAGATATTCTTCTTCGCTACTATAACCTAATTGTGCCCAGAGAGGAGTATCTCCACTTCTATCTGCGCCAGTCATGTTAATTGTTTGTGGTCCTAACGCTTTTATAAGTCCCTTTCTTTGAATATCAAAAGGAGTTGGTTTTGAAACTTGAAAAAAATTTGCTAATCCTTTTGTTATAGGAAAAATATCTGGAATAAATTTATCACCAGCACCCATAGTTTGATTACGTAATTGTCTTGCTATTTTTTGAGATTCTGGTGTAAATTGTGCCGTTGGATCTCTACCATCACGGTTTCCACCTACTCCGCTTGGAGTGGAGGGACCTGACCTTTGTTTACCACCCATACCCATTCCTCTATCTCTAGCATCTCTAGCCTCTCTTGAAGATTGACCAGGACCCTTATTTCCAAATCGGAGTCCTATACGTCCACCGTTTGCTAATAATTGTTTTGCTATTTGAGTTCTAGTTATGGCCATTTGTCTATCTTATTTTGTTTCTCCAAATAAATCAAGGCTAGGTAGAACCACTTTGACATCTTTTCTTATGTCAGATTCTGGTATGCCTTTTGCTTTCCAATCAGCATCGTCCTTATATTTCTCACCCGTTTTAAGGTTACTGATAGTTTCTATGATATCTTCTGGTTTTATTACTACTACATTTTTCATTATGTTGTTACCTCTCTTGGCTGTATTTCTAATATTGAAGCTATGACGTGCAGCTCGTTCGCGTCAGCAGCCTGTACCTTTAATATCTCACTCTCCTCCATTACAAGAGGATTAGTTAAAAGTTCTGTTGTGGTGATTGTTGCTATAGTTTTTGTTTTAAATAAACTAAATATGTTACCACTGGCATCTACTAAAGTAACATCTATGTTACAACCAGATCCCGCATCATTGGAAACTAAGATAGATTTTACAACAGCTGTTTTTGCTGACGGCACTGTATACAGTGTCGTTAAATCTGTTGTCGTTAAATCTGCTTTTTTATTAATAAAACTATTTGCCATTAATTTAAAAAGAAGTTTTGAGCTTCTATCTCATCTTTTAATTCTTGTTGATACGTAGTATTTAGTTTTACTATAATACCATCTAAATCTCTAGTTTGAGCTTCTGCGACTGTATAATCATATTCTTGTGCAGGTCTTGTTAATACTTGTACTATTTTTGCCATTATCGTCTACCGTCGGGTTGTATATCTAATCTAAAAGTTCCTAACTTCCAACTTTGACTAGATGCTGTATTTTCAACTTTTAATGCAACAGATCTTGCTCTTGCTCGTGTATCTACTTTTAAAGTAGAAGATGTTATATCAAAAGGACCTAGTGATGAACTTGCGGCTGTTTCATTAGGAAAATTTCTTAATTCTAACGTTATTCTTGTTGTGCCTGTTTGAGATATAAAGTCAGGTATAAATCTTCTTATCTTCATTATAAACTCACCATCTCCTCTAAGATCTGCTGCTCCAGTTGTTTGACCAGTTATACTTCTTCTTTGACTTATATCAAAGTCTCCTGATGTTATGTTTGCAGTTATAGCAGTTATTGTACCATTTCTATTTTGATCTGTTCCTGTTTCGTGTTCATAGTAACTTGTTCTACCCTCTGTATTTCCTATGACATCAAAAGATGTATCTGTAGATGCATCGTATTCTAATGCGTGGGGTTTGGTAAATACTGCAGAATCTTGCCACATAGTTCTAGCAAGTGAGCCTACTGTCCATACAGGTCTTTGTGGTGATGAGTCAAAGTAATTATATGAAACCATTTTATTTACAACAGAGGATGTTGCACTAGGATAAAACCACATAACCTCACCAAACAAATTATTTAATCCTGCGGATACCATTTGATTACCGGAGTTTAAATTAATATCATTATACACATGATCCTCTACCAAACATGGTAGCGATTCTAATTTACCAGCATATCTAAAAAAACCGTTCTCTGACATCCAGTAAGCAGCACCATCAACTTCAACACATGCGTTCTGACCTGCAAGTCCACAGTTAGTTCCAACTTGTGAAAAGGCAAATGTAAATGGTTGACCAACAAAACGCTGTGTAAATAGAGCTGTATCGGTCCATACGTATAAAGCATCACGACCTCTGATTGCTCCTCTAATCTGTGATCCATCAGCCAGTCTCTGCGTACCAGCTGTATTGGTTGCTGTAGGTGCATATGTATTTATATCCTCTTGGTCGGAGAATCTTATAAACATATCATCTTGAGTTGCTTTATTTCCAATAGTTGTTTCTGTTCCAAAAAATACTAAGTGACGATCTGGTGTGGATACAACCATATGTCTAGATGCAGTTGGCGCTCCTGTTATGATCGTGCATCTTGTATCTGTTGCATTTGATAAACTTGAATCCCATTCAAATACTTCAGCATCGTGAATTAAACAAATTGCTTTATCTCCAAAATTATCTATAGACCACATACCAGGCTCTAACACTAAGTCACCCGATGCTGCTTCACCCCAAGCAACATAATCGGTGCTATTTTTAACTGTAGCTCCATCACTGTGTGCTGATCTAGTTGAGTTTCTAACAGCCCTTGTAATACCTGTTAGTGTAGTTCCACCACTAACACCAGTGTAAGATATTTCCTCATTTCCTATTTGAATAAAATTAGTTCCTGAACTTGGAAACTGTGTAGCATCCGTTAGAACAATTGATGTTCCAGATCCACCTGTTCCTGCTGTATCATCTAATAGTGCTCCGTTTAAAGTTGTTGTGACTGGGTTAGAGGCTTCTCCACCCCAAGATCCAAGACCCCAACCAAATCCTTTTTCTTGAACAGCAGATCCAACAGGAAAATAATGTTGAACTCTAATACCACCAGATGTTGTAGCACCAGATCCTGTTTCATTTGAAGGCATTGTGATTGTTATTGTTTCTGTCGTTGGAACAGTTGTGACCATAAATTTTTTGTCATCAAAATCTGACGAACTAAAATTAGATCCTGTAATTGTAGTAAAATTATCTAATAAAATAATATCTTGTGGATTAATACCATGACCTGTTGGAAAAGTTATTGTAACAGTTGGTGATCCATTGGTTGTAGTAAACGCTCCTGTAAGCGTTGTTGTAGATTTAATAGGATGAATATCATAAAAGACACCTCCAGAAAAAGCATATAAAATTCTGTTTGTGCCAATAATAGCATATCTTCTACCTAAACTATTAACAAAATGATGAAGACCACGTCCAGCACCCGTAAGTTCATTTTCGTTTGCAGTGCCTAGTTGATTCCAACCACCTATTTTTTCAGGTGTGCCATATCTAAAACGTACATTATCACAATCAATCCATTGACCTTCAGCGGTTGTTGGTGTGACTTGTTTGTTGATACCTGGTTGAAATCCTATTTTTTGCAGCATAATAAGACACTATATATAGTTTTTAATTTTTTGGTAGCATTATATCCCAATCCAGCTTGGATATCAAATGCTCTAAACCACGTTAAAATTTATAATAGACCTAGTTCCTTTGACGGGTTGTTCAGCCGTGTGCCACAAAGAACCATCAAAAGTCAATATTGTGCCCTGTTTAGGAGTAACTCTTTTCCATTCTTTTTTATTTTTATAGATAATAGTATCTCCATCAGAGTCTAGTAAGTAGTATATAAAAACTGTATGGGGTTCATCTCTGTCTATATGTAAAGGATCTTTTTTTCTTATTAACTTTTTATTTAATGGCAACTGTAAAAAAGCTCTGGCTTGAACAATATTACCTTTTACAACATGTTTAAACAACTCTAACATATTAGCTTGTTCAGATATGACTCTACCGTCTTCTATAAATGTGTGACCAAAAGCAGGAGTATAATTTCCACTATCTTTAAAAGTTACATCGTTTACATAGTACCAAGGAAAGGTTGATAAAATAAAATTTTTTAATTGTTCTTGAGTCGCCTTGTTAAGAACGTTCTCGATGATTTTCATGAAAAATTATTATGGTGTCGGTGTATCCCACGCAAGAGTTTCAGCGTTCCATTCAAAAGTATTTGCTGGAACGTTACGATCTAAAGCTTTCCACATTTGTTCATCTTCATCCCAAAAGATTGCATATGGTATTACGTTTCCGTTATCGTTATATGTATCGATTGTAGGATATGGAACTGGAGCTCTCCAATCATCGTTATCATCTAGGCTCCAGGATACATAAGGTTGTTGTTGTATAAATTTATCTTTAGCATAATCATATACATCTCCCTTACCTGCGTATTGTTTTCGTATGCCATTTTGAAATGTTTGTTTCCAAGTGCCACCTTTAAACCAATTAGCGCACCATGTTTCTCCATCAACATGCATTGGGTTATCTTTTAATTCACCATCAGCAGTGGCAATGTCATCTCCTACTGCTACCACTTGTACGACTCTCCATACCGTTTTTGAATCATCAAATGGATCAGGTTGTTTTTGTAATTCTGCGAAATATTGTGCCATGTCAGTCTATACCCTATCCTTTCCGTGTTGTAAATAACTATCTTTATTGAAATATTGTATCCTATTAACTCTTAATTTAGGACAATCTCTTGCTTGTATTTTACCTATAAAAAATACCAAACTCAACCTATCTTCTTTAGGGTTAGAATAGATATTGTCTATACCGTGCCATTGAAAACCATCAAAAGCCACCAAAGTATTATATATGTTTTTAAAGGTATGCGTTTTTACAAATTGCTTTTCTACAAAAGCCATTTCTTTTTTATATTGATTTAAGTTTATTTTATTTTTTTTATAAAAATTTATTTTAGCTTTAATTCCTTTTTCATTATCAACAGGTTCTTTTTTAAGCGCATATAAACTTGTGCCACTTTCAGGATAACTTTGTTTGTTTAAATAAACTAAACCTCCTAAAGCTGTGCCATCACGATGAATCCAACCTTTGTTTCTTACATCTTTTAATGATTTTGAGTAAGGTTTAATTTTATGAAACTCTAGATAAGTATCAGAATAATTAATGTTTTCAAAATCTTCAAAATAAACTGATAATATTGACAGGATAGTCCTGTTAAAAAAATCATAATCCACTGTATCTAAATTTTTAGTTCGCACCCCTGGATAATTACCTTCTTTTGGTTTTTTATATTTAAGACTGTTTGCAAATTTAACAACCTCATCCGGTTGTGCAAAAAAATTATTAATACTTGTTATTGGAAATATATTCATTATACTCTTAACTTTATGTTACCAGACACAGTGATCCGATAATTATTGCTAGTATAAAATGGAAAGACCTCGTGTACCTGTGATGCAGGAAAAAAGACTATTTTACCTTCAAAACTTTTATCTACATGCAATGGCCATGTTTCTATTTTGCCAAATTTATCAATAACATGAAACACAAATTTTGATGTGTAATTATTATTGCAACCAGTAGTAAAATATTTAGTCTCTTTGTTAAAAGAATAAGGTATTTTTATAAATATTACAAAACTAAACACACCAGAGTGGCGATGAGGTGGATTAAATTCATGTTTTTTTTGAAAGTTACACCATACATCAGCAACATCAAACGGTAAGTTTTGAGTTAATACTCTCACCGTATTTAAATATTTAGAAAATCTTTTATCGATCATACTTAACAACATCTTTACAATATCATCAGGTGGACGATCTAATGCGTATTCTTCTTTAATGTGTCCCGCCAACTTATTATTTTCTCGTATATTTTTTGCTTTAGCTTTTTTGCATGCTTGTTTAAACCATTTATAATGTTCTTTAGAAAGTGTTGCATAATTAACTTCTAACGTGTCTAATGCTGTTTTATCTTTTTCCCAATTAGTCATTGTTTCCTAAACTCAGACGGTAGTCCTAACATAGGTCTGCCATCATATTTATTCTTAGAACCAAATTCATTATAATGTAAAAAGGCTTGACCAGACACATCACCTTCAAACTCTTCTCTCCAATGTTCCATTTTATCTCCACTATATATAAGTAAATCACCAGGAGTTAAATCAACTTTAAATCCATCTTGAGCACGATTCTTTGTAGTATTTAAATATATTGGCCAAGGGTCTCCTCCTAGATTTAGGGTAGCAGATATAGCACACGATCTTCTATCTTTATGTCTGGCTAAAATATCTCCGTGTTTATAAAGTCTAGCATAAGAATATGTTTCAACTAATTTCATTTTAGTTTTTTTCTCAATAATATTTTTTAAAGATATTAGTAATGTTTCCATTGCATGGTCTGAGTAAATGGAGTACGTGTTTGGAACTAGTTCATCTAAATAATACCCCATAGTTTTATCATAAGGCGAAATAAATCTCATTGCCTGCATGTGATCTAATACGTGTTTTTTAAGTTTTAAATAATTAAATAAAAAATTAGCCATGTCTTTATGTAAGACATCTCTTACAACTTCAAATTTATGTTTTTCAAACTTCATGTCTAACTTTCTTTAACCATTCTTTGTGTGTAATGTAACTGTATGTATCGTCATATTTTATCTTTATCAATTCTTTAAAATTGTCATTAAGCATACTATATTGTTTTTTTATTTTTTCAATATCTATTAATCCTAAACCATGCATAACTACAATATAATTAGGGTCTCTAAATAAAAGATAATTAGTTTCATTAAAATCTTCTCGTATAGGTAGTCTAGTTTTAAATAATTCTAATCTATCCTTGAGTGAGTCAGGCATCACCTGGGTTTTCCAAAATTTTTCTTTTCTAGGAGTTATATAATGTAGGCATATAAAGTCTCTTATATTTAACATAATGTGTTCCATGGTGTTATTAAATTTATCTATAGTCTTTTGATTGTAATTAATTATGTAGTGCGAAAGTAAAAAAGCTTGTTGTATAGAAGTACCTATAGAAGAGGCCTCGAGTGGCTCTACAAAGTTAGCGCTTAACCCCACAGCAAAACAATTTTTTATCCACGATTTTTCTAAATACCCAGGATCAAAATTAATTTGTTTTCTAACCTCGACATCTTTTTGTAATTTTTTCTCTACTTCTTCATGTGCTTGTTCTTTAGTAATTATATCACTATCAAATATATATCCATTACCTGTTCTACCCCATACCGGAATACTAAACATCCAACCTGCTTTCATAGCTGTAGCAGTAGTATACGGATTATAATTTTCCATGTCTTCTGTTGGAAAAACTATTGCAGATTTAACTTTTAAATATTTACTAAAACTAATCCATCTGTTTTTAAATTGATTTATTAATACTCTTCTAAACCCTGTGCAATCTATAAAAAAATCTGCTGTATATTTTTGATTACCTTTTATATATTTAATTCCATTTTTATCTAATTTTACTTCTTTAATTGTGTCCTCTTGTATTGTTATATTTCTTTCCATGCATTTCTTCTGCAAGTATTTATTTAATTTGTATGTATCAAAATGAAGTTGATTAAGTGGTCTTGGATCATTAGGGTTTATTTTTTGAGATAAATATTTTTTACCAAATACTCCATCATTTAATACATAAGAAAGATAACCAACTTGTTCTTGTCCTACTTTTTCATCAGGATGTGCAGAATGAAGATAATTTTTTTTACCCCACTCTTTAAAATAAATTCCTGATTTTAACGTTGAATTACACTCTCTTATTACCTCATGAAAATCTAATTCACACCAATCAATAAAATCTAACCAGTGTTCCGTGCTCCCTTCTCCAACACCAATGATACCAATATCATCAGACTTAATTATTTTAATATCTATACTTTGATTAAATTTTTGTTTTAAAATTAAGGCGGTAACCAATCCCGCTGTGCCTGCACCTACAATTGTTATCTGCATAATTTTTTTAAATTAAAGTTATATGCTAAAGAAATTCTCTCTTTGTTATGTGTTTGCATTTGAACACAGTGATGTAAAGAAGATCTAAAAATTAATAAATTACCTTGTACCGAATTGTATTCTACTTTTGAACTTAAAGCGGGAGCATCTATATCAAAGTGTGCATTAAATAAACCTTCATCTCTTTCAAATATTATTTTAGGATCATTCCTAGTTGATTTTAAAACATAGATCACAGATACCATTTGATTAGGATGACAGTGAAATTCTTGGAAGTCGTGTTTTTTATAAATATTAAACCAACCCTCAGAGGTATGTATGGTGTATGTGCCACCTATAGCTTTTATATATTCATGAACTTTTTGATAAACAATATTATTTATTAGATCGAATTTTTTATCTTTACAAATATTATGTGTATAACAGGTTTGATATAATGTTGCTACCCATCCGCTTTCTTTATGTTTTATTTTTTTCTGTAATTTTTTACAGACAGGAACAATTTCTTTAGCTATCTTTTCGTGGTCCGGTAAAATCTCTTGACCAATAAAAGTAGGAAACCAGGTCTCTATATTTATCATACACCTATTTTGTCTGCTTTCGGCACTGCTTGAACATTCCAATGTATAAATCTAAATGGTTCATAGCCCACATCAACAGAAAATAAATGTGGTAGGTAAGAAGGAAAAAACATCATCGTGCCTGGTTTAACTTTATAATGTATTTCTGGACTTCCGTAGGTAATCTCAGTTGCACTTTTTACAGGTAGACCGTTCATTGCATGACCAGGTCTTGGATCATGAAAGACAGGTCTAGAGGTACACTCACTTGCTTTTAAAAAATAAAAACCTGATATGTGACCATTCCAATGAGTATGTAGAGTATGATGTCCTCCACCAGATTTAGCAAACTCTTGAACCCAACTTTCTGTTAACATGATATCAAATTTAGATAAATCATATCCCATCTCTAATAATAAATTTCTAGCAGTAAGCGTAACGTACTGATGAAACGATGTAAAATTTTTATCTTGTATAAGAGATGTTGAATGAAACACATGTCCCATATCTTTTTTATTTCCATAAGTTTTGTTTCTTTTATCTATCATTGGTTTAAAATGTTTTTTTGAAGCAACAATATATGGGTCTGAATATTTATTTAATTTTTTAACATGTTCTGGTACTTGGGTTACCCAAACAGGTGTAGGAAATAAATCTGCTCTATGTAATTGTTTTGGAAATTCTATCGCCATTTTTTACCTCTCATCCAACACACTAGGCTGTGTCTAACTCCTTTAGTAACAGGGGCTACTTTGTGAAAGGCATAAGAAGGAAAAACCACAACAGCACCTCTAGTTTGCATAAAATCTAATTTATATGTTTTTGAATTTTCAGGATTAGGGTTTGGTCTACCCATCCAAAAATCTCCACCTTCATACTCATTAGGATCAGTTAAATTTAAACACAAAGAAAGTTTTCTCGTATCTGGTCTAGCGTCTTCTCTTGGCCCATCTAATTGATCTACATGCCAATCATAGTGATCACTAGGATCGTACCTTGTATATTGAATTGGTTCTGCAGTGGTTAGTTCGAAATTATAATTTTCATTACCCATTTCAATAAACTTTAAAAGTTCTTTGTATATCCATTTCTCACTTAACCAAACAACTTTAGATTTTCTAAAGTCACTAAATACTTCTTTAGATTCTGGACCCGTAGTAGATGCATTTCTTTTTTTTAATGTGCTAGCAAATTTAATTACGTCGTCACAAAACTTAGTGCCAACTGCATCTTTCCAAAACCAAAATAAATTGTTTTCCATACTCTTTCTTTAGGGTTTTATACAGTAAAATAAATGTTGTGTCTAGAGTCTAGTCAAAAGAAATACAGCCAGAGACTATGAATTTTGCAACCGTACATGATCCTGCAGTTACAAAGGTATTACAACTTGGAGATATAGTCATAGCCGCAGGTTTACAAGCTGTAGGAAATCTTAAATACACAACTCCAGCAGCACCTACATTGGTACAAGTAGTTCGTTGACTTCCGCCACCACCTTGATTTGCTGTAGCTACGTTATCTGATCCTCCATCTCCCCTACCGTTACATGATGTAGTTACATAGGCTCCTATTCCACCACATCCAAAATTTTTAGTTGTTCCTTCTATGTCAGAAGCTTTTCCATTACCAGCTGCTCCCGGTCCTGCTGGACCTCCGTTAGCTCCAGCTGAACAAGCTCCCCCACCAGATCCAGCTCTAAATCCTGGGTTAGGTGGTTGTCCTGCTCCTTGAGATGGCACGGGACCTCCAGGGTTTCCATAACATGATCCAGCTCCACCCGATGTTGCTGATGTGTGGTGATAACATCCACCACCGCCACCAGATCCTCCTGATGGATTAGGCGCTGCTCTTCCAGGTCTATGTCTTCCATTACCTCCACCGCCACCTTTTACGGTTATGGCTGAAGGCTCACATTTAAAAGCGATTGAAGTTCCGCCGTCACTAGCTGCACGACAGTTGTTATCTCCAGGTGCATGATTACCAGCTCCGCCGGCTCCGACTTGAACTGAGATTGCTCCACAAGCAGTATTTTTAGTTACAGCAGCTGTACCAGGAGCGCAATAAGAAAAGTGAACTCCGCCACCGCCGCCTCCGCTGCCGTAGCCTCCTACTCCTCCTCCGCCGCCACCGACGACAAACCAATCATACGTAATACAAATAGGTCCTCCACCTCCGGAACCAAATCCTAAAATCTGATAACCGAAAGATTTACCTTTTCTATCTTGAGTATTTTTAGTGCTCTTACCTGCTGTAAGTTTTTTGTCTATTTCTCTCATATCTAAACCTCTTACGCGTCGTTAGCAGCGTCTGTAGTGAAGAATAGTTTAACACCAAGTAGTCTTGCATCAGCATCTAAATTATCTGCTGAAACATCTCTTGATATTTGAAAAAATACGTACTCATCCACACCAGGTGAGCCTGCGATTGTTACTGCTCCACTTTCTGCTGTCACGTCTAAATCGTTTGATGTACCACTATGAGCTTTTGCAGTTGGTCCTACAGCTGTTCCAAAAGCTGTATTTAAATCTCCATTATCAGCTAATGCAACTCCTTGTAAAACAAAAGCAGTAGTTCCTGTGTCTGTTGAAGTAGCTGTAAAAAATGCTTGAAAAGTTACTGTGCCTTCATTCCATGATTTAGGGAATGCAACAGCGAACTGTGCAAATTCATCAGAAGTTTTGTCAAAGTCTAAAACTTTTATTTCAGGACCATTAGATAATTCTACTTGTGCAGCTTCAGCACCACTTGTAGTATTTGGATACATAGCAACTGCTGGAACCCATATAGTTTCTTTACCAGCAATCTTAACTGCTGATACAGTTCCACCACCATCTTCTGCTTTAATTACACCAGAACCTTTTGTTTTAAGATCTATACCAATGTTAGTGTCGTCTCCAGACGCTGTAATGGATGGATTGTTTCCTGTTGCAGCGTTTGCGTACGTAACTTCATTAACAGCCGAACTTGTAGCCGTTAAAGTAACTAATTCATTTCCGTTTGTATCTTGGATATTTGTTCCAATTTTAGGAGATGTTAAAGTTTTGTTTGTTAAAGTTTGTGTTCCAGTTAATGTTACATCACCTATAGTAGCTGAATCAATATCTGGGTTAGTTCCATCATTAGCTTTTGCGTATGCAATTACTGTTGAACCATTTGCAACGGTAACACTGTTTCCTGATCCAGAAACGTATTTAAAAGTTATTGATTGGCTACCAGTTGTTGAATTTTTTAAAATATAAAATTGTTGGACATCGAGAGGAATAGTACAGTTTCTAGTGGCTGTTAAAGATCCTGATGAAGTAAATTCTAAAACTCTGTGAGCTAAAGCTGCTCCAGTTGATCCATCAGAAACAGATAAAGCAATATCAGCATCACTTCCAAAATTAACTGCTGTAAATCCACCAGATATTTGTTCTATAATTTGTAAGTTAGTATTAGTCTTCGTTCCCCATGTACCGGCGTTTTCACCAGTTGCTTGAAGTTCTACCCCTAAAGGTGTGTATGTTGATGCCATAATTTTTATCTCCTATGCAGCGTCACTATAACTTGTATTTGAGCCAGTTGCAACATCTGTATACGATGTATTTGAACCTGTGTCAACGTTCGAATATCCTTGAATTCCAAACCCTGTAGAGGTTCCAAACGCAGCTATAGAAACTGTTGCTTGTTGGCCTGTTAATGTTATATCAAAACTAGAGCTAATTGACAACCCTGTTCCTACACTAGAAGTAGCAGATTGTCCTGTTATACCTAAAGTTAAATCTGTAGGATCTATCGATCCAACACTAGATGTTGAAGAGACTCCTGTTGGTATTACTATAGGATTTGAATTTACAGATATACCACCTAAACTTATTGTTGATGATACACCAGTTAAGTCTACATCTGGACTTGAAAGTTCAGTAGTATCTCCAATAGAAACGGTCATTGATTGACCTGTTAATTGTACTGCTACACCAATAACTGCACTTGCTGTTCCAAGAGATATTGTAGATTCTTGACCAGTTAAAGTTAAAGATACATCTCCAACTATTGTAGGAGAACCAACAGAAGATGTAGCTGATTGACCTGTAACACCTTCTACATCTGCAGGACTTAATGCACCTACTGATGAAGTTGAAGATACACCTGTTAAAATTATAGCAAAGTCATTTGCTTGACCCCACAATTCTTCGCCCCAACCATCACGGCCCCAACCAACTTCGTTGTATGCTTCTATTGTTGAACCAACGCTTGCTGTTAATTCTAAACCTGAAGGGAAAACATCTATGTTAGAAAGTTCACCATAGTTATTGTCTCCCCATGATTTACCACCCCAACCTTGTTGAGGTACACCCATATTTGTTCCATCACCAACAGATGAAGTTAATCCAAATCCTGATATATTTACTACTGGGTTAAAGCTTTCTCCAAATGGTCCTGCATTCCAAGTATTTCTACCCCAACCATTTGATTGAAAAGATAATAATCCATCAGCGTTTAATGTAGTTGTTAATCCAAAACCTGTAAGAACAGCTGAGTTGTCATTTACTTGACCCCACTCTCCTGTGCTCCATGTTTGACCACCAAATCCAGTTTGAGGCACACCCATGTTTGTGCCATCACCAACAGACGAAGTTAATCCAAGACCAGTTAAAGAAACATCAACTCCATCTTGTTTTCCCCAAGAGTTTTGATTCCAAGGTAATACACCCCAGGTATCCCCTGCTGGAGTATTTGCTTGTCCACCCATTCCAGAATGGTTACTACAATAATAATATAAAGTTGGCGCAGAGGCTGCAACTGTGATTTGAGTGTATGCTCCCGAATTACCAGGGGTTCCATTGGTTGTAACTCCTGTGGTATATTGAGACCCTCCACCCCAAGTTCCGTTTGAAGTTTCAGAAAGTCTTAATGGGTGATTTTCATTAGAACTATCGGATTGATCAAATCTATATGTGCCACCCTCAGCTATGTTTACTGTAGCTTGTTGTACGCCATCAATAAAATATTTATTTCCTGAACCGGTGCTGACCACCGTTACTGTAAAGGTTCTAGTAACGGACATACCGCGTTACTCCTTTACGCTATACGAACTATTGCGTTAGATGCGTCTGCTGTTGGGAATTGTATTGTAAATGTTCCGCTTGTTACAGTTTTATCAGATCCAAAATCAATTACACAAACTGCTGGATCACCTGTAGCTGAGTCATTAAAAATTAAACAACCTCTAGCAGTGAAAGAAGCAGATGTAAAACTAGTATCTGCAAAGTCACAAACTGCAGTTGTACTATCAGCAACTGGTGTAACACTTGTAAGAGCGTTTCCTTTTGCTGTGTATCCAGACCCCGATACTTCATTTGATGTTGTGTACGCTGTAGTCGCAGCTCCTAATGAAGCTGAGCTTGTGTATAAAGCTAAATTAAAAGTATTTCCAGACGATGCTGTAAAATCATGAACTCCTTTTAAAAGTTCTACTTTGAAACTTGTGCAAACTGCAGATGTTATTGCCATAATTTAATCTCCTACGGGTTTGCTGAGGTTACTGGTATACGAACAGCGCCATCAGTGTAGTCATCTCTTCGTCTTCTACCAACTTGCTCGTTAGCAAACTTTTGTACTTCCTGTTTATACTTATTTTCGTATAGTGTCAACATATCTATCGGGCCTTTTAAAAATCCATATGCCTCTGATAAACAGCAATATAGCAGTCCATTTGGAAAATTAAGACTAATATAATTAGTGTTATCAGCTTCTAATAATGCTGGCGCAACGTTATAATGGACTCTAAATTTATAAGTTGTATCAGGAACAGGAGCAAACATCATTCTTCCAGATGTTGTATCTGATTCTCCTGTAGCACCACCAAACATAGCGTAATATTTTGGTTGTCCTCTTTTAGAAGACTCAGTTGATGAAACATATTGTTGAAGATATGTAACATCTTTTTTTTCTAACCAAACGTTAGCACCAGTTGTAGCTGAAGTTGAATCATATACTTGTATACCTCTAATAAAAACAGCTCCTGCTGGAGCGTTAATAGTTTCTTGACCTGTAACTAAATTACCTGTTTGTTGCTTTCTATCAGCATCAATTGGCACATCTCTAAAAATTCTATACTGTGCATTTAAAATAATGTTTTCTAAAACAGCGTCTGTTAAAACGTTTGAATCTGTTTCTGTGTAACTTCTTATTTGAGTTTTTAATCCTGATGCGCTTAATCCAGCCATTAATTAGACTCCTCTTTACACTTACATTCTTTGATACCAAATAATTTACAAATTAAATTTTTAATTTTTTTAATCATGCCGTTACTGTGACTGGCCCTGCTGAAGCTATGTCACCTCCTCCTTCTAATGTTACTGAAGCTGTAACTCCAGAGTTGAAAGTATATTTATTATCATTAACTTTAGTAATTGTATACCCCCCAGCTACATTAATTGTAGCTGCTGGTAAATTTGCAACATTTGAAGCATCTCTAAATCTAACAGTATCACTAGTAGATCTACCATGATTTGGTTCAGTAACTGTAACTGTCGTTGACCCATTAGTAATACTAAAAGGATTTGAAGGTAAAAGATTAGGTACAGCTGTTTCTACTCTATCAGGTCTTACGTGTCTTAAAGATATAGAATCACCATTCATGGGTTTTGGTTCTAATTGTGGTTGCTTTGGTTCAAACTCAGATACATGCCAGATCTATCTGATATTGCTCTTGCGTATTTTCCTGTTGCGTATTTTGCCATTATGTTCCTGGGTAATATGCTTTTGGTGTTATATGTGTGCTAGAAGCAGAACCATCTTCTGCTAATGCTCTTGCAAACTCATCCTCGTAAGCTAGTTTTGTAGCCTGTATAAGTTGTGGTTGATATTTTTGTGATAGATAATATGCAAGTCCTGATACCATGCAAGGCACAAATCTAAATGGTACATCAGTTGCATTTGTATAATCTCCCACGTCTTGTATTCTTTTTATAAAATAAAAATGCATATCTTTAGATGCATTAGTAGAATCTGGTGTTGGATAAATATGTATCCTAACTTTATCGATAAATCTCTCTACCCAATATTGATTAGGTGTACCTTTAGATAATTTGTTTGAGAATCCTGCATAAGTAGATCTATCTACTTTTGTCATAGGACTATCTGATTGTGTTGTCTGAGTTCTATTAGATCTTAACTGTGCTTCAAGAACATCGGATATACCAAACACGCTAGCAGGACTTGTGGTTGTTGCTGACGTTCCATCGTCACTTGATCTAAAAAAGTCATAGTCTGACTGACCCTCTATTAAATCTAAATTAGTTTCTCCTACTTCCCAATAGTGGATTCCTCTATTACCCCATTCTTGAAATAGGATATTAAGAGATCTTCTTGCAGATTTTAATTGATAACCTGCTACAGAATTTAATCCAATACGCTCAAAAGCATCTTCTATTATTTCTTCAATAGAAAAAGTCTTGTCGAACGTTACTGTTCCTGAAGTAGTATTAGCCATTTAACTCCTAGCCAGTGTAACCAATAGTAACAGATGTAGTATTTGTTATTGTGGCATGTAAAGTTGTGTCGAATCTAATACCATTTCCAGGCATGTAAATATCTAAACCTTCTGTGCCAAAATCAGCTTC